TAAAGCAATATAAATGTTTACTTAAGCACAGTTCCATCAATACCATTTTATGATATTGCTTCATTTACTACAGGCGCATACCCAGGATATCTAATAGATAATTCTATAGGAAGTATAACATCAATTCCTCAAGCAGGAGTTTCCGGATCAAATGTAGAGGGATTATTAGATATTGAATTAGCACCATCATTAATTAATGGGGTGACTACAGATGTATCATATAACTATGTTTCCGGAAATGGCGAATCATTTAGTGTCACAATACAGTTTTTGCTACAGAGACAAAGTAGCTCTGTCCAATTTAATGTTCATGTAACCCCTCTCTACATTAAATATCGTTGGTAGTCAATGGGAACAAATAACTTTTTTAGGTCAGATCTCTATCGGATTTACAATATAGTTGAATCCTCGATGCTGGTCTACCCAAAAGAGATAATAATAGCTACATTGAGAGACTTCTTCTCTCACGACTCTTATTATCACTTCCAAAAAGATGATTTTGGCTTTCCTAATACAACAGATCATACCGGACTTCCTCTCGGCGCCGATATGCCTTACGGTCCAGGCTCCAATCCTTCATTATCTACATCATCACCATTGAGCACAAGACTCTTCATTGGAGAAAACTATAGATGGAATGCTATTTATTATCCGGCTATTCTCGTTAAAGCTGGTGGAAGCAAATATGTCCCAATATCTATAAATAGAGAAAAAGGATCCGTCAAATACGAAAACATAATTTATGAAGATGGATATGGAAATAGCACAGTTCTTCAACAACCAAAAGCATTAATCACCTCTGGTGCCTGGGAAGGTCAAATAATTATTGATGTTCTCACTCGTTCGTTAAGATCAAGAGATGAATTAGTTCAACTTATCGCTATATTGTTTACTGATATTGTTTTCGAGACATTAGTAGATATAGGCATTATTGTCAAACCTATAAATATTGGAAGTCCGAATGAGACAGATGATAGAAATGATAAGCTATATCGTCAATCATTAACATTAGATATAAGGACTGAATGGAGAAGAGCTATTCCTATCTCAACGGTTATCGATAGCATCAATTTTATCGTCGACTTCGGAACTTCACCAGAAACTATTGATCCTAATTTAACAATAGAAACTCAAATAACTTACGAGGACTTTTTAGAAAGTTTATAGAGTATGAATATATAAACAAAATATTATTGATGGTGCAACAAGAGCTCGTCATAAAGAAAAACATAAAAGTAAAAAAGAAAAATAATAGTGAATAAACGACTAATAAAACAATATTTAATTAATCTTATGAAAAGAGGATATAATCTATGAGTAACATCCCAGGCACAAATGCCCCGCTCCCTGGCGCCTATACAGATATTTTAACTGCGTCGGGAAGCATTTCTGTCCCAGGGGGCGCAAGAGTATCAGCTTTAATCGGTGAAGGGTCAACCAACGAAACAATTGTTTCCCAAGCCAATGGTGGAGGTAATGATGGATTAAATCCGAGTTACACTTCATCGATAGGTTCTGACGGGCGGCATTTCGTTCTTAAAGCGCTTCCGATAACGACCGCGTTACCATTAGCATCGAATAGAACTTCTCTTTATCGAAATGGTGTTCTTCTTTCCGGTATTGAGGGCACGATAACAACAACGTCAACAATACCTGTCATATATGATTATGCCATTAACATATCTAATGGACAGATAGAGTTACAATCTGCTCATTTTGTTGATCAGGGTAGCGGATCATATACAGCATTGACTACAAATACAGGTGTTGGTTCTCTTTCCAATTTAACTCTTGTCGATGCTAATGCTCCTCAGGAGACATGGACAGTTCGTTGTGTTGGTGTTCAGCGAAATGTTTCTAATCTTCCAATAGCAGGAACTGCTCAGTTTATGGCATTTGGCTCTATCTCCGGCTCGCCAGTTGATGCAAATGGTAATCCTATTGTCTGGGTTGCTGATGGATATATAGTTTCCAATGGCATTCTTTCTTTCTCTATCCTTGAAAATGCCTCTTATCCATTTGTTCAAGGGGACGGGTTTACGATTGTCATCGCGAGTGGTGTTCTTAACCGCGGAGATAGTTTAACTGCTAATTATATTGCGACATCTGGAATTAATTCTCCAACTGTGACAAACGGAATGAATGATGTTATTAATCGTTTCGGAACTCCTGGACTCGTTGCAACTCCTGGTCTTGGTCTAGGCAATTCTAATGCTCTTTCTCTCGGCGCTCAACTATTCTATGCTCAATCTGCTCCTTCAATGATTGCTGTTCAGGCGATGCCTCCACTTCCGAGAAGAACATCATTTGAGTTGTCTACATCGGTTAACGCATTTAGTTCAGCTAATCAGAATTATGATGACTTTATATTCCCATTGCCTGTTGGTGTTCATCCTGGTATTTCTTTGAGTGGCGAGGATAGTGATATTCACTTCTTTATACAGAGTGGTGGAGTCGAAACACAGATTCTTCCTAATCAATATCCATATTATACGTTGCAAAATGTTGATGGAGAGACTGCTCCTGCTGGCGCTGTCACATTAGCTAACTTCATATCAGAAACAGGAGTTCCTGCATTTTCTTATTCAGTTGTCTATGGATATGGTGAAGATTATACAGCTTCTGATGGTTATTTACTACGAAATAGCTCAAGCTATATAAATGGTATTTTTACATCAGCATCTAAGGTGTTTACTCAATATTATGTCGGCAAAATATTGCAGATAGTAGATGCAGTAAATACGGCAAATATAGGATACTATTCGGTAACTTCTGTTTCAAATGGTCAGCTTTATGTTACTTACCTTGGAACAGCATATAATTCGACTAATAATCAGTTTCCTGCATTTTTAACAGAGATTTCAGGATCAAATATTGCTTTCCAAGTTATTAACTCGACAACGTTGGCTAATCTACCGGTCGCGTCGGGAACAGATGGATATGTTACTCCGACTACGGGATATCAGGCAACGTTTACAAGTCCTGGGACTAATTTCTCTTCAATAACTAATATATCTTCATATAAGCTACAAATAAATGGAACAAGTGGTAGCGGTGGCATTCCGAATGATAATGGATTATATGATATTATAGCGGTTAATGGTCATTCATTAACAATAACAAAAACAATCGTTACCGAGGGATTAGGCAATCAATTTGATGGATATGCGCAAAATGGCATAAACTTTATGATGCTTAATCCAAGTGCGAGCGTTTCGACAAGCTATGTTGTAATCAGTAAGAGCGTCGTTCCGCCTGGTGATGGGTTAAGGGTTACATTAGTAGATCAGAGAGACTTTAGTTTCTATGATGCTGGTTGGGAAGCTGCATTAGCTTCGTTACAAGTTGTCGAATGTGATATAGTTGTTCCGTTGCCATCGCAGACAATATCTGTTATCTTCCAGAATACAGTTTCTCATTGTATTGAGATGAGTAACATTGTTAACCGAAAAGAAAGAGTTGCGATTATAGGTGCGATTAATGGATTAAGCCCTGCTAATTTACTAGGGACACCGGTTGCTGTCGAAGCTATTGGTGAATTGGAAAATATAAATGATCCTTCTCCAACTAATATATTGAATGCTAATTTGGCTGATCTTGTTAACTATTCAGTTTCTGCTGCGTATGGTGAGACATATCGATGTATTTATTGTGCGCCGGATCAGATATTGGTTCAGGCTGGTGCGAATATAATAACAATAGATGGTTTCTATCAGGCTGCTGCGGTCGCCGGATATTTAGTTGCCGATGTTCAGAGACAGAATCCGCTGACAAATAAGGTTATGAGCGGATATACAATACAGAATAGTAGGCTCTACACAACGACGACAATACAACAATTAGCTGCTGCTGGTGTAACAGTTCTACAGCCGGTATCAGGTGGTGGATTAGTTATCTGGGGTGTGACGACAAGTCAGAGTGGATATCTCGAAGAAAAAGAGGTCTCAATTGTGTTCATTAGAGATTATCTTGCCAAGCTATTAAGAGCTGGATTCCAAGAATATGCAGGAACACCACAAACCGCTAATACAGCAGCAATATTAAGCACAAGGGCAACAGATCTTCTAAACTCCTTTGTTGCTGAGAATCTAATAACTACTTATACTGGACTCTCCGTTGTTCAGGATGATGTTGATCCAACTCAATGGGATATAAGTGTATCTGTATCGCCAACTTATCCAATTAACTTTATATATATAAAGGTCACGGTAGGTAATTTAACACCATCAACATAGTAATCAAAAATAATACGAATAATATTGAATAATAAATAGGCATATTGATTTAATAATCTGAGGTCTTATATGGCTGTGGCTCCAAATACAAACTCAACACTAACTTTTCCAAATGGCACAAATAGAACAAGTGTCTCTTTATCTACAAACATCATTATGCTAGTTAATAATACGGCAGTTGGTGCTGTTCAGGAGCTTAGTATTAATGAAGATAGAACAATAAAAATGATAGATGAAGTGGGCACTGATGGACACGTGGATTCTTGCCCCACTGCATCAACTAATATTAAAGGGTCATGTCAAAGAATAAGATATGATAGATTAACGGTGACACAAGCTTTTTCTCGTGGCTTTTTGCACGCAAGCGCTCAGGTATACCCATTTGATTTGGTTATATTAGATAAGCAGACATCAGATAAAGCAACTCAGATATCGACTATAATTAAAAACATATGGATTACAAGATTAAGTCATGCATATAGAGCAAGTGATTGGTTGATAACAGATACAATGGATTGGGAGGCTGAGTTCATATATAGTATTATGAATAATGGTCCGGTTGCACAAGGCGGTGTTGAAGGCAATAGGGCGATTAAGTATAGCGCTGCTCCGGGCATGCAAATTGAACAAACCGTGGATAGTGGGGCAAATGGGTATAGAGGCAGCATGACAGCATCAGGTCTTATCGATCTCGGATCAACAGGCAATATTTTTTAATTCTTAATAAAAATAATAAAACAACATAAGGCGCCATGTAGGCGCCTTTTGTATTGATATATAATGATAAGAGGTTTTATGGTCAGAAAAATGAGCAATCAAGAATTTAAAGATAAGGCATATGCTGTGCACGGAGATGAATATATTTATACAGATACTGTCTATAAAAGTAGAGAAGAAAAAGTGTGGATTGAGTGTAGAAAACATGGTAAGTTTGATCAATCGCCACATGATCATTTGTCTGGAAACGGATGTAAATTATGTGGTTTTGAGAAAAGAAGTCTAAAAAACTCATTGGGTATAAATTATTTTCTTACTGAAAGTAATAAAAAATATGGTAATTTTTATGATTATTCATTTATTAAGTTTTCTACTTTTGAAAACAAAAATACAAATTATGTGTAGAGAACATAATTTTTTATTTTGGCAGACGCCTGATGCACATCTAAAAGGAATAATTGGATGTGATGAATGTAAAAAAGATACAAAATCTAAAAAAGATAATGAGGTTTTTTCTTTATGCTTATCTAAGCAAAAAAGAAAAGAAGATGAAAGACAAAATAATTTTCTTTCTTTTTTAGAAAAAGCTAAAATTAAGTTTGGTAATAAGTTTGATTATTCAAAAGTTAATTATATTAATATAGATACAGAAGTAGAAATTATATGTTCTATACATGAAAGTCAAAAACAAACACCGTGCTGTCATCTAGATAGTATATATGGATGTAGAGAGTGTGCAACAGAAGCAACAAGATTAAAACTTATTTTGTCATTAGACATATTTTTAGAAAGATCATTTGCTGTTCATGGTGATAGATATGATTATAGTCAATCAAAATATGAAGGGTCTAGTAAGCCAATAGATATAATTTGTAAAAAACATGGTTTATTTTCTCAGGTAGTTAGTGACCATTGGGGTGGGCACGGATGTCAACAATGCGCTCGTGAAGAAGTAGGCAGATTAGTATCTATCTCAGATAGAGAATTTTTCACAAAAGCAGTTTTTATTCACGATGGCAAATATGATTATTCTCAATCAGAATACAAAAGTTATGATGAGCCAATTAAGATTAATTGTCCATTGCATCAAGAGTTTTGGCAAAAGCCAAGATATCATTTACAGGAATGTGGTTGCCAAATATGCGCAAAAGCCGGCATCTCAATGGCGGAAAAGAAATATTTAGATGGACTTAATATAAA